TAGTAAGAATAGAGATAACTTATGGGCAGGAGCAAAAGAAAAGCTAATAGGCGAAAGAGGAATCAATGAATCCTTTGATTAATGAAGTTCGTGATAAAGTGTGATAAAGATAAGCAAACTCTGATAAACTATTTAAAGGAATTAGGCAATGACTATTTAGTAGATGTAAAGAAACAAAGAAACACAAGAAGCAATATGCAGAATAACTATTATTGGAGTTGTATAGTACAGACATTATCTAATGAACTAGGATACTTTCCTGATGAAATACACGACTTACTAAAGGTCAAGTTCTCAAGTGAATGGAATAGCATAGAGATAAACGATAGGAATGTAGGAATCCAAGTAGTCAAGTCTACTGCGAGAATGGATAGCAAAGCCTTTGAGATATATGCAGACCAAATAAGAATATGGGCATTGACTGAACTAGGCATAAGACTAATGCTACCAAATGAATACGAGTAATTTCTATTATATATTAACACTTGATTAATCAAATTATTTCAAAATGGAACACGGAGGAAAAAGAGAAGGAGCAGGACGTAAAGGTAAAGGGGAAGAACAAAAGCTAATAGAACACTTATCACCAATGAGTGGAATAGCATTAGACGCTTTACAAGAAGGTATAAAACAAAAACAACAATGGGCTGTTAAGTTATACTTTGAATACTTTTATGGTAAGCCACAGCAAAGAGTAGACGTAACTACTAACGATGAAAGTCTTAACGTACCTTTAATAAACTTTATAAGCTCTGAATCTTAGCGACAAATACACAGCACTATTTAAGTCAGATGCTAGATACTTTATTATAACAGGAGGTAGGGGTTCTGGAAAGTCTTTTGCAGTTACAGTTTTTCTAACGCTCTTAACTATGTCTAGGAATGTTAGAGTCCTATTCACACGTTATACAATGACATCAGCACACCTATCAATCATTCCTGAGTTCTTAGAGAAGATAGGGCTGCTTGGATATGACAATACCTTTAGCGTAAACAAAGCTGAGGTAATAAACTTAGGAAACAAATCAGACATCCTATTTAGAGGTATCAAGACATCAGCAGGAAACCAGACTGCAAGTCTAAAGTCATTACAAGGGATAAGCACTTGGGTACTTGATGAAGCCGAAGAACTTGTAGATGAGAATATCTTTGATACTATTGATTTAAGTATAAGAGAAAAGAAAGTGCAGAATAGAATCATATTAGTATTAAATCCAGTTACTAAAGAACATTGGATATACAAAAGGTTTTTTGAGGACAAAGGAGTTGAAGGTGGTTTTAATGGCGTTAAAGACAATGTATGCTATATCCATAGTACATACCTAGATAATGAAACAAATCTCTCTGAGAGCTTCCTAGAGCGTATTAAGAGCATAAGGCATAATAACTTTAAAAAGTATCAGCATAAGATTCTTGGGGGATGGTTAGCAAAAGCCGAGGGGGTTGTCTTCGAAAATTGGAGTATAGGTGAATTTAATCCTGATAACTTACAGACTTCTTGTGGAATGGACTTTGGGTTCTCAATAGACCCTGACTCATTAACTGAAGTAGCAATAGATAAGAAGCATAAGAAGATATACTTAAAAGAACACCTTTATCGTAATGGATTAAAGAGTCAAGAGCTTGCTCAGATAATATTAGACAAAGTAGATAGTAAATTAATCATAGCAGATTCAGCAGAGCCTAGACTAATAGCAGACTTAAAGCATTTAGGAGTAAACATTAAAGCAGTTAAGAAAGGAACTATTGAAAGTGGTATAACTAGAATGCAAGACTATGAGCTTATAGTAAGTCCTGAATCAACTAACATAGCTAAAGAGTTAAACAACTATGTATATTCAGACAAGGGTTCAAAATTATACGTAGATAATTGGAATCACGCAATAGACGGCATTAGATATAATGTAATCTATCACCTAGACAATCCAAACTCAGGAAGGTATTTTGTGCAGTAAAAAAAATCGTTAAACTAAAAACAATAAATTTCTATTATATAGTGTATGAAAGTTAAAATTAAAAAAGAAGGCAAAGTAAAAGAGTTCAAGCTAATTAACAGTTGGTCTGATGTTACTCTTGAATTATGGCTTAAACTAATTGACTTTGAAACAGGTACAAAGACTGAAGAAGCTACTGAAACAATAGCAGCACTATCAGACATTCCTAAGAAGTTAGTAAAGGAACTAGCCTTATCAGATGTTGCAGTTATAATGAGTAAGATAGGAGAACTTCAATCTAAACAAGGAACTGAACTTAAAAGACTGATAGAGATTAATGGTGTTGAATACGGATTCCATCCAGACTTAGATAGTATTAGTTTAGGAGAATACGCAGACATTGAACAGTTCATAAAGAACGGAATAGAAACAAACCTTCCTGAATTAATGGCTGTACTCTATCGTCCTATAAAATTAAAGAAGAATGATATATACATAATTGACTCGTATGATGGGGATATACGGCTCAGAGCAGAAGAAATGAAACAGATGTCAGCGGAACAAGTGCAAAGTGCATTGGTTTTTTTTTACACTTTAGGGAAGGTGTTGTCAGAGATTTTGCTATCATTTTCGATTCAGCGGCTGAAGGAAACGAAGACGCAGTAGCTAGTAATGACTTTGCTAGTAAATGGGGATGGTTCGGAGTAATGCACAGATTGTGTAATGAGCAAATAGTAAATTTAGAACCAATTACAAAGCTTGGTCTATTAGAATGTTTAACGTGGTTAAGTTATGAAACAGATTTACAATCACAAAATAAAGTAAAAAGAAATGCCAATATATAGCAAAACATATTTAAACCTAATTAATAAGCTTAGATACATAGGTAAGCAGCATAAATTTATCCATACTACAACAGTAGGTGATATTTTTGACATTGATTTATCTAAAGAAACTATTTTTCCATTAATGCATATAAATCCTGTTAATGTAACAACAGGTTACAGTCAGTTATCATATAATTTTCAAATATTTGTATGCGACTTAGTAAGTGAAAAAAAAGAATGGGAAGAAGAACTCATTGAAAGCTCTCCTTTTTTTAATAGTGTAACTTCTACAAATTTAAGTAATGAAATTGATGTATATAATGATACACTTCAAACCTGTGTAGATTTGGTTTCTATATTCAGAAATAGTAAATGGCAGTCAGCAGATAGTTTTGATATTAACGAGCAAGACTTTGTTACTGAAGGCGAGTACACTTTTGAACCATTTACAGAAAGGTTTGATAATTTACTGACCGGATGGGTGTTTCAATTAAATGTTACAGTACATAATAAGTTCGACTCTTGTGAAATTCCTATGTAATGATTTTTAAAATAGGCAGACTGCATATACAGATAGGATGGAAGAAGTTTAAAATAACGTATCAATTATGAGCAAGATATTCGGTAAAAATATAGAGAATTATTTAAACAGTTTTGGCAAATATGTAGTAAAACAAGCTAGAACTAATTTAACTAAAGCTAAAAAGAATGTAAGTAAAAGTCTATACAATTCAATAAAATATGATTTTGTCATTGAAAATAATGGTGATTTTAGTTTACAATTCAAGATGGATAATTATGGTTCGTTTATAGACAAGGGGGTTTCAGGAAATAAAAAGAAACAAAGCTACACAGATTGGCAAGGTAAAAAACAAAATTCGCCAGGAAAAGGTTATACAACTAAAGGTCCGCCCATTGATATATTATCTAAATGGATTAAAAGGAAAGGAATAAAACCAAAAGGTCTAGGAACGGGAAGATCAAAAAGCTATACTAAAAAAGACGGCACTAAAGTAAAGGGAACAGGACAATTTATTTCAGGCTTTGCTTTTTTAATAAGTAGAAAAATAAAGCGTGATGGGATAAAAGGTATTAGCTTCTTTCAACGTCCTTTAGGATTAGCTATGAAATCATTTCCTAAAGAATTTGGAGCTGAATTAAAACAAGATATAATAGATACTTTAAACAACAAATAGAATGGCATTAACAATAGAGCAGTTTCCTTTATACACACTAAACACCGCAGGACAAGAATTAATATTTACAGTAAGCGACGCTGTAACAGTAAGTAATTTTTTTAATGTCAAGTATGTAGCAGAAGTCCATATCAGCACAGTTGATATTAACTTAGCAACAACAACAGCAATAGTAGGAACGTTCAAAACTACACCAAATAATGCAGGGGTTGGAATGTTTCAGTTCAGTCCTGTAGTTGAAAGTTTTGTTAGTCCTGATAATTTAGCAGCTTTAGGAAGTTCATATAAAACAATCGCAACAACAGCTATTATTAATCACCCCTTACATTTAGTAGATAAGTTTTCTTTGAATGATAATGTTTTAAGATACTTAAAAATAAGGTTCACAGTAGAAGGTTCAGCAACAGCAGACGGAACAGTATCAGTACAAGATACAGATGATTCTACACAGTACACTTTAATTAATGGCTATCTAAAACATACAGATCAATTAAAACTTATTGCAGGTAATTTTGGATATGACAATATAAAGTTTAATATGAATAGTTTAGAAGGGCAATTTTTAACAAATGCACCTTTGACACAATATGCAAACGTAGATGATTATGGAACTTTGTCTTTTAT